ATGATAGCCTGTTCTTCCTCAGGGGTTACCCAGCGTACACGACTACCTGCTTCTTTCTGTCTGTTGATTTTAGGCATACGGTCTAGCTTACCTGTATCAAAGGCATGACGCAGTGACTTCGAGAGTGTAGCGAGTTTGCGGTTAATAGTTCCGTTGCTACTGTTCTTGTCTTTCTCATGCTGGATGAAATCGTCAATCAAGTCAGTGTCAATCTTGCTGACACACCGTTGTTTGCCAAACCAGTTCATGAGGTACTTCATGTTCATGATGCAGTTGTTCTCGCTGCGAGTGCCTACCCAGTGTACCTCATAGCACCTGTCTAAAGCGCGTTGTAAGGTATAGCTGTCGTTGTCCATAGTGACCTGACTAGCTTGTGGGATAGGCTGACCAAGGCTGATTGCTTGGCGCACCATAGCTTCCTGAACGGTAGCTTCTTCCTTAGTGTAGTAAGTTTTACGGAATCGTACATCACCTTTCTTGATGTACACCTGCCATCCCTTACCGCGTTGTGTTATAGCCATTATCTCAACTCCTCTGTTTTGGTTGATGGTTCTTCACTTGGCACGAGGCTTAACGTAACCAAATCTTCTAAAGAGTTTATCACCCTTTTACCTTTAGGTGTTAGCTCTATAAATTTTTCTATCCGTTTCGCTGGGTTCTCATAGCTATACACCAAATCATGACCAGCTTTGTTATGCCTGTGGTGCTTACTAAGAGCTGCTACGTTTCGACTTGCGCTTGCCCCCGTCACCCCCAGGTACTCTCCTACTTCCCTTACTGTTGGGGGTGACCCAAGCTCCCCTTTCCTCGCAATAAATAGCAGTGTTAGCATCGTCTGGGCCTGCATCTCCGAGTCTAGCTTCCTGAACTCTTCGATTATTCTGATTACTTTTGGTAATTCGAGAGACATACAGTGTTCCAATCTTGCCGACACACAGTGTTAATTCGTTTTCAGTTCTGTCTAGACATACACCAAGTGTACATGATGCACAAGTGTATAAATTTCTGTGGAAGGCTACGTCATACTTTCTTAACAATTTCACCACCTCTACTTTCGATTCTGCTGGAATCATTTGAGTCATTTGGAATCATTTGATTCTTAGCCCTGACTCGTTTGTATACCTATGCATTTGTCTAGACAATAGGTATCGTTATGACCTTACGTGCCGTAAATACCCTTAATATCAGTCTTTTTTCCTCGGCATGTGTGTATCTGCATACCGCCTATGCGCCTCAAGCATATCTACAATGTACTCATCATCAGCAGTGACCAGTTCATCTTCTACTAGGTGTCGGCTATCGATATAACCATCCTGCGAGAACTCCACGGACTCCATGATATAATCTACGATAGCGGCGTTGATACCTTCAAGTGTTGGTAATTTCATTATTAATGTTCCTTAACGTGATAAATGAATATGAAACCTTCAAGCAGCCAATAGGCTTTGAAAGTGTAAATGGTAGCTTCTTCAGTAGTAAATGACACACTGTCAAAGCTTAGGTGCGGAAACCACCCGCCAATGATAGGGTATCCTAAGACAGTCCATTCAAATTTATATGGTCTAATATCTTCTTCATCCATTATATAACCTTTGATTTAAAGTTGGCTGACACATTGTCCATAGTCACCAATGGTGGACGCAGTTCGCAATAATGGCGAGCATCGTGACCAACTCAATGGCTAGTAGTGCAAGCCTAAATGTTGCAGTGCTTGTCCAGTTTATTAAAATGTTAGTTATCTGCATTATGATTGTTTTAATTTTCTGATTAATTCGCGTAATTCGTAATCGGTGTCATGGTCCCGGTCGTTCCACCTGTCCTTATGTGCCAGGAATAACCGCTGGCGTTCTAATTCTTTGATTTGAGTTTCTTTATCTTCATTATTCATAATATATATTCCTATAGGTTAATTAAGGCTTGCTGACACACAGTCCATAGTCGGCTAGTGTTCGCGCTGGTTATGATAACGGCCATATATAATGACTCTTTCGGCTTCCTTCTCACTCATTCCGTGCCACTCAGCGAAGGCCGCCACTGATAAAAAGTTGTTAAAGTAATCCAAGTACAGTTGTTCTAGGCTTTTGTGGGAAGGTATCATAGCTGACCCCCAACACGCTCAATAAACAAGGCGTGATACGCTTCAGCAACTACTTCGCCCTTGGTCATGGCTTCTGCATGCTTGCCGTAGTCTTTTGAATAAAGCTCTTTTATCTCGCCAGTATCTTGAATGTACTGACGGGCTGACACACAGTAAAAGTCAGGCTGCTGGTTGTCTTCAGCTAATGTTTGGTCACCGTTTGGCAGGTTTATCATTGCTGAAATTGTCACCGATATATAATCTGGCGCAACGCTTGCGTCGTACTGGTTAATAGTTGAGTTCATAATATATATAATCCTATAGTTTAATTAAAGTTGGCTGACACACCGTCCATAGTATTTTCCTGAAAAATAAGAATCATTCTCATTTAAAAATTAATATCATTTAAGAATCATTCCTAAATGGGAATCATTCTCAACTACGTCAGAACCGAGGCAATTAAGAATCATTCTCATTTAAGAATCATTCCTATTTTACTTGTTCTTTTATATATTTATTAGGGATGATGTCGCACGCCTTACGACCTTGCTCGGTGTCAATATAAACGCATTCGCCGGCTTGATTGAAGGCTACCACCGGCAACGTGAAATAATCCATCAGCGCCCATAACAGAGCGCCGATAGCTAATGATGTGATGATAGATATATAGATTGTTTTTAACATAGTAATTACTCCGTCAGTGTAGTGATTAGAAGTTAAGAAAGAGAAAAGAACCCTTTTCAACTTCGAGACAATAGCCGTGGTCATCAAGGTATTCTTGCACATCTCCCTCAATGCTATACATTTCCCGCGCCTCTTGTTCCGCTGCCTTAGTCCAATCACAACGGATGGCTACGCGGTCAAACTCTATTGCTTCACCTTGCTGGTCTTCTAGCATTTCATAGAAGTTCACAAGGGCTTCAGCTTCGTTGTAAGTCCAACTGGCGTTATCATCGGCTAGAAGGTCGTTGATTGCTTGGCTTGTTGATAATGTTGTAATCATGTTGTTTCTCCGGTTATGTAGTTGATACGTTAATGTACTAAATAAGATAAGGGTTGTCCATAGTGCTTATTAATAGCCTAGCCACTCTAAGACGGTTTGCGCTTGATACGTTGCCTTGTTGCCCAGGTCGTTGAAAAATTCGCTTGTGTCGTCAATGCCGTGCTTCGCTAGTTCCTGGATGGCGCGTTGCTTGGTTATTGTAAGGTTTTCTGCTGTTTCGTAATACATTTTATTTCCCCTTTGTGATGACAGCACCAGCCGGACCAAGGTCTAACCTTTCAACAGTAAACCCATTGCCTAGCGTGGTTTTAAGATAATCTAATAGTTCTGCTACTTTGAAGCCCTTTTGATAAGTGTTCCGTGATGTCACCTTGGACATAGGTTCAGGTCCATTCCTGCCTGCTGCTTTCATAACATCAGAGCCGCGTGTAGTGATGATGGCCTGACCACCTGCTTTCAACACCCTGCCGATGTCTCTCACGATGTCATCCCTGTCTGACCTCTTAACCACGTTTAACACGTTTAGGCTAGTTACCCTGCTGTATGTATTTGAGGGGACATCTTTTGCCTTGTTGAAGTCTGGAGCCCATTTTTTAGCGTATGGTTCAAACGTCTCATAGCCAATCTCACTAGCACCAATTCCAAGTCCAGCACCAAAGTCAATTGACCGCCCTTGTGGCGCTCTCTCATCAAGAATGGCGCTTGCATTGTGGTAAGTAGGCAACGTGCCTTTGATTTGAGTTTTGGCTGCATTCTCAGAAGCAGGGTAATCAAAATCATCTAAATGTATATTCATTTTATTTGCCCCTATTTGTTTAAGCTTATTTGTGTCCATAGTATAGCGACCATGACTAATGTTGTGCTGATTGCTGTGAAAAATAGCACCGCCGGAATGGTTGAGAAGTAATTTAAGAATAAAGCCATTAATGGTAATGGCAAAACAACTGCTGTTAAGAACATAGCGACAAACGTCAAATAATAGTTTAGCTTACTGATTTTGCGTTGCTGAACTTTTGTGATTTTCATAATATAATCCCGTTGGTTAATAACTTGTTTTGATGGTTCTATTGGAACATAACTAAAAATAAAAAACACAACTGTTTTTAAAAATAAATTAGCCAATCGCTGGAAACCGTTGGTGTACCTGGCTTTGCGCTTTAAAAAAAATTTATAGAAAGTTTGGGATTGCTTAAGATGTTGCGGATTTTGCGCGGGATACTATCGGTTATTCCGATTGATTGCTGTAGGTTGTTAAGGATTAATCGATACTCGAAAAAAAATATGCACACACTCAAACACGACCGCATTCTAAATGAGAAGCATTCGTACCTGGCCGGCAAGACCCAACGCTAATGAGAATCATTCGTGTTTGCCAGTTTCAGATATCAAATCTAGTGCGCGGCCTTGTTTATATAGCGCTAGCGGCTCGCGGTGGCCTAGTTGGTGGCCTAGTCTACTGTAAATGAGAATCATTCGCACCTGGGCCCATAGTAATGAGAATCATTCGCATTCCCCTACCCCCCATGGGGGCAATCGACAAACACACCGTACGTATATACCACCTCACATTTTTTGGGTATTTTTAGGATACCTCAACACTCCTCAAGAATCCTCAAGACTCCTACAAATGTAAGTGTAGAATTTAGCAGCAATTCTCTATGTATGTAAGTATGTATGTACTGTGTATGTATCTATATAAGTATCTTGTACATCATTTATCTATAGGTATTCTTTAGCATTCCTTAACATCCTAACTACGTTAGATTCTTAAGCATTCCTAAAGGTTACCTATAGAGTGTTCCCCAGAGCCTACAGTTGTTATGTAGTTTAACCCTGGGGTGTACCCTTAGGGGAAGGTTTTAATTCTCTAGTTAATTCAACCAGTTAGGAGAATTATTTGTAGATGTCATGGTATTTACACCATTTATGAACTTATTGAGTTCTTTATCCATCAGTTCTTCCCTTCTATCCCTCATCTCTCTGTCTGCATCAGCAGCCATCTGTTCTACCCAGTATGCACAAGCCATTGCTAGTACATCTAGTCTATCATCGTGAGCTAAGGCTCCTTTGTCTCTTGTTATACGAGACATCTGGTACTGTAACATGTACCTTTGGGCTTTCTCAGGTGGATGATGTTGTACACTGTTGTAGTCTGAATGGATTACCTTGGGGTCTATGACCAATCTGTGTTGGTTCATTATAGGTTCTAAGGTATCCACTATCCTAGCTTCTTTCTGCTTACTGTGTCTCACCTCTTCAGTGGTCACAGGATATGTTTTTTGCAGGTAAGGCTTAAATAGCTCAGTGAACATGCCATCACCAAAGTTACTCTCAATGAGAACCATGTTTACCTTATTTAACTTAGCGGTATCTGCTAGTTTCTGTAGGGTATCTTTACCATACCCACCAGCAATACCTCCAGCATCCACAACATACAGGAAACCATTGAGCATCTTAACGACTGCATAGGCTGTTTCATCAGCACCACGACCAGAGGGGTCAATAGCGAGTAATGAACCTGTATACTCAGAGCGTCCTAGAGCCTCCTCAGGGGCATAGAACTTGTCACCCGCTAGTCCTACGCATGGTAAGTCACTTAAGGGCTTCATAATGCCGTATACGAGCTTCTCAGGGGCTGTTGTACTGTCACATGACATGACCAGTAAGTCAGATAGCTTTAATGGGTATCTATCACCATCACTGAGACTAGTATCTAGCATGAACTGTAGGGCAAAGCCTGAACGACCATAAGATAGTTCACGTTCTAGTAGGTCTTCCTCATGGAAGCGCTTAGGGTCTGTAGGTTGCCACTCTAGTTCTGGGTCTTCCTCAAAGCTACTTAGGAGTATTGGGGCTAGTCTATCACTGTAGTTGATAAGCTTTTCTGCTCTTGGGTATCTAGCAGGCCATACACGTAGTTGGTAACCACGTTCAGTCAATGTATTGTACAAGGACATTTCACACTGGGGAGTACCCAGGTATATAATCTTACCTTCAGGTTTCAATACAGCATCGAACTCTTTTACAGCTTCACTGAGTCTCTCACGCATCCCTTGGGTCATAGAGTTGTTTGGTACTTCTACGTCATCTGCAATGATGATGTCAGCACGAGAACCTGTAAGCTGACCTGTGATACCTACGGACTTAACCGAAGGTGAACCACTGGCTTTAGCAGGAGCTACGTCAAAGGCTATCTTACTCCACCTTTGGGACTCCTTGGCTATCAGGTGCTTACATAAAGGAAGCTCTAAGATAATACGCTGTGTAAAGGTACTGAAGTCATCAGCTCTAGCTTTACTAGCAGAGACTACCATGAACTTCTTGTCTGGGTCTAAGAGTAGCTGGTGGACTACGAAAGCACAGGTGACGTAGGATTTACCTACGCCCCTGAAAGCTTCGATAATGCAGCGCCTTGGAGCGTTCTGTAAGTAGTCCGAGATGTCATACTGTACAGGTGTTGGGTCTGGAAGGTTTAAGTGTTTCCAAACCAAATACATGAAGTTACGGAAGTCATGTAACTCCTTTGGCAGTTCATTCATACGTTTCCTTTGTCAGCTTCTGACGAAGCTTTAGTAACCTGCCTCATGGAACATTCTTACCATGTTGGCGCAGGTGTCTGACCTAACAATGTCATCTAAATCAAATTCAATGATGCTTGTGTTAGGTGGGTTATAATTGTCGAGAAGATTCATAAATGTACTGATGCCAGACTGTCCTTTTAAGTCTGATTGCTTAGGGTCACCCATAAATACAATGGTACTACCCTCACCTACCCTAGTGGATATTGCTTTAATCTCATCTAGGGTAAGCTGTTGACATTCATCCACAATGATAAAGGTGTCCCTGAAGGAACGCCCACGGATAGTCTCTAGTGCTACCGTTTGTATCTTCCCCTTATTTGTACAATACTCAAACATTGTGCTACCGAGGTGTTCTCTCAGCACTTCTGTCATGGGCATTGTCCAAGGAGCTAACTTCTCATCTAGGTTGCCTGGTATAGCACCTAAGGATTTCCCAGTGGCTACGTTAGCTCTTGCTAGTACAATCTTTTTAACTGCACCTCGAACTAACCACTGAGCAGCCTTAACACATGTGGTATATGTTTTACCTGTGCCTGCTGGCCCTAAGACTACCATCAGGTCATTACTCTCTAGGTCTTGGAATAACTCTGATTGTGTCTGGGTCTTTGGAGCGAAGTCTATTTGGGGTCTGTGGTCTACATTGTTGCGTTTATTACGTTTAGACATAAAAGCCTTTTATTGAATTTTATCCGCTGCCTCAAAGGGCAGTGCTTCTAGCAGACTAGCCATAGGACTTTCTGCTGTTATAACGTCTAAGCTTGCACCATTATCCTTAAGGAACTTGGTAGCTACTGACAGTTCTGAAGCTGTTGCTTCTCCAGCCTTAACACGAGCAAGTAACTCTTGCGCTACTGCACCGTGAAGGGCATCTATGATGTCTTTGTTATCCATTGGATAGCCTCCTCATATGTATCAATGTTTCTACGTGTCCATCCTCTGCCAAATGTTTCGTAAGTACGAAGACCCATGTAGAACTCCTGCCGCTTCTCTTTATATGAGAATGCTAAAAGGTCAGGGTCGTTACTGTAAGCCTCTTTAACGGCTTTAATGGTCTTAATACCTACTATCCCATCTGGTACTGCGTGAACTACGCTCTGAAGTGCCTTAGAAGCTCT